ACAAAGAGCAAAAGGAGAATACTGATAATGAGAAGCACGACCAGCATTTCAATCAAGGATACTAAAATTCTTTATTCGAGCATAAAAAAAGACTCATTAATGCTTAGCCTTTTTTGAAATGGTATAATAAAACAAAAAGGAGAAATCGAGATGGATGTTTGTAAACACACAATAGAGATTTATGATGACAAAACCAAAGATATAGAAACATTGCTTTTTGCCAAAGTGAATCAAATAGAAACAAATTGCGGTAAGCATTACTCTTGGATGGGGCCGACTCTGAAATATTGCATGTTTTGCGGGAAAGAAATTGTTTATGATACAAGAAAATATAAAAGTTAGGACTGCCACTCTAGCTTTTTTTATTTTGACAAAAAAACTTGGCAGCATGAGCTACCAAGCGACATGAAAAACAAAAACATTCAGCGCGTAATCGCCTAAAGTACATCTATAGTGTATCTTTACTCAGATTAAATGTCTAATGCAAAACAAAGAATACACAAAAAACCCCGACTAAAAGCCGGGGGACAGTTCGAGGAATTTATCGAAATGATACCAAGTATTCCGATGACTATGTTATCACTTATCTGTGAGAATCGCAAATATAAAAAAGAGCTATGAGATAACCTCGTAGCTCTTGCCTATGATGGACTTATATTATAACACAAATAAATAAAAACCGCTCGAAAGCGGTACTTATTCATCAAAACCAATAACATTATAACAAAAAAATAAAAAACGCACCAGACCCCGTAGAGTTACTGGCACTTTCCTAGATGTATTATACCAAATAAAAAAGCCCCAGCAAAATGCTGAGGCTTCGACCACTACTGCCATGGTATCCCTATTGCAGTGTGAGGGGAGGTGATATACTCCTTTTTCGTTTTTTTAGTTTGCGTGGTCTTGATTAAGCGAATGAACCGAATGACGTTACACGGCGGCCATTCTCTGATTGTCCGACTGCGACATAACGACGATTTCCAGACCCGCCAATGTAACTGATCCAGATATAGCCGTCAACGTCACACCAGCCGTCATAGTTGATAGTTTCACCAGCTCCATAGACTGCCACGATTTCAGCGCCTAGACCGGCACCAGCTCGAACGTTAAGAGCTGATACCTCAACCGTAAATGTCCCGGTTTCCTCGTTAATAGTAATTATACCATCGAAAGGCGTTGGGGTTGGTGCAGGGGATTGTGATTGGTTATCCGTTGGGAAATAGAACCAGCCCACAATACCGTCAAAATTGCGTGTATTGTAACGAGCAGGGCCGCCAATGTATAAGCTATCAGCGTTGCCGTCAATATTCTGCTCGATAGTTCGCATGGTGTAGCCGTCTGAATCTTCGATAACCAGACCAGTGTGGCCGTAAGAATGGCCGTAGATGTAAGTAGTATCCATGACGAATACTGCCCCACGACGTGGACGGCTGTCGAGGTTGCCTTCTTGGTTATACTCGACCTCATAGCCTGCTGCTGCCGCTGAGTTGAGCAAGTCAATAGCGTTACCCCAAAGAGCTCGACCAAAGAAGTTAATTGAGATAGAGTTAGGCAGGTCAACGCATTGTGTCCCCCACGATCCATCTGCATCAGTACCGACACCAGCGTCAGCTAGATTTTCTGCGAATAGAATAATGTCATTATCTGTTGGCATATAGTAGGCCTCCTTAATTTAATTTCGTCCAACCGTTCCGAACGGTTGGGTTAGTAGCTAAATAGTTGACATGTCCGAAACATGCCCCGTTGGCGTCCATGCCCGAACCTTTAAATGTGAGCTTACCGCTTGCATTAGCGACCAGAAACGGTGCATACCCTTGTTTTGAGCTGTATTTAGTAAATGGCACGGTTAGATTGCCAGCGTAGTCTAGCAATCCACTAGGCCATGTTTCCGTCGCTTCGTCCTTATCGGTTTCTGTAGAGCTACTGATATACTCATTAACCTTGATAGAGATATCAATAGCATTGCCATAGACCGCCATTTTAGCGGTTATCTTACCCTTAAACGAAGCTGGAAAGTATTCGTCTGGAATCTTGTAAACGGCCATTTCTGGGACTGATACGGTGCTTGTGGGTACGCCCGTAGTTTCTAGCTTGCTCACTCGGTCAGCAATCGCTTGACGCTTGAAAACCCAATCACGCATAGCCTCTTGCAACCAAGGGGCTGCTGGGTTGCCATAGCTTGGATTATCAACCAGATAGAGATGCCCGACATGCTCTTTATCAGCTTTGGCCAGCACTTGCTTGTAATTCTCTTTAGTCACGTTAAAGATACAATGCCAGAATTTTGTTGAGTTCTCACGTTTGCAATAATCGGGTGTGATTTCACGCTCAAGGTACTTGTCAGCTGAGCTTTCAAAATTCATGAAGACATCGGCACTGTCAAGCAATTCTTCTACCACATTCGAGCCGGGATTAGCTACGACAGTAGTATCAACGCCCTCAAATTTCTTGAAATACTGATTTAATTCCTTGTATTTCGGAATTAAGCTAGCTTGCTCAGAGTAGCCGTTGATAGTTTCATCGAAGAATACGCCGTCAATGATGTTTGGCATATCTTGTTTGTATTTGCGGTAACGACCTAGCAAGTCATCCTTATCAAAATTACCATAGCCTGTTGGGAGATAGATTAGGACGCTAGCCCCGACCGCTTTAGCTCGTTTGGCTTGCTCGACGTGTTCTGGTTGGACTGTGCCACTGCCACTGTCGATGTTGATGATGACGAAACCGATGTTATCTTTGGTAGTGATAGCTTGATTCCATTTGGAGTCAGTCTTGTGATAATCTGGATACCAGTAAGAGATAGGACTGATAAATCGTTCACCAGCTTTGGGATTGTCGACTTTCTTTTTTAAATCTTCAATTTCTTTTGTGGGTAATTGAGATTTTAGTACAAATGGGTCTGTCATCCACGCGCGTGCTTCTACAACATGAGTCACAAAGTTATCGTATGTTGGAAATGACGAATACGCTTTGTCGATAGTCAACGATGAAGACTGTTTCCCTTTAATCTCCTTAATATCCGCCCCCACAGCTTGAGCAAATTCTGTGAACTTACTCATAGCGCTCACGCTTTCGCAGTATTATAGACGCTCACAAGGTCTTCTTGCTCAATAGTATCGAGACGGCCACCCAATTCAGTCATTTTCGTAATGATGCCACTGTCAGTGTTGCCACCAGCTGCTTCGATGTTATCAGCGATTTCCTTGAGTGTGTTAAGGTTTTCGGGAGCTCCACCAATGATGTCAGCTTTAGCTTGTGTGATTGCTTGCGTCAAGCGTTCCTCACTGACACCAGCCGCCTTGCTAGCAATAGATGCCTTGATTTCCTTGATATCTGTACCGACTGCCTGGGCGAAATCATGTAATTTACTCATTTATAGTTTCCTTTCTAAATTTTAGCTAGATTGTAGATATTAACGAGGTCTTCCGTCGTATCAGTGCCACCACTGATTAACCCAGATTCTCGCAATTCATCAGCTAGCAGTTTCAGTTTAGGGCTCTTGTCCGATGGGATGGCGCTGTCTGCATTTAGTGAGTTTTTCACTTTAACCTTGAAATTGTTAGACGGGAAAATATGCCCGTCCAGTTTAATTTCGAGGTAGTAAGTGCCAGTAGCTACTACACTGCCCATTGAGAACGAGAACACCCCATTCTCGACAGCAACGTCTTGATAAACCGCTATTTTGTCTTTCTTAAAAATCGACACCTTGCCAGTGCCCGTTAAATCCATGCGGTTTTCGTCAGCGTCTAAAATCTCAAATGAAAAAAGCGAAGAAACATCTCCGCTCTTTAACACATTACCGCCTTTGAGTTGGCGAATTGAGGTCATGAGCTTAGCCATAGGCTAGTCCTCATAAGGTTTAGTGTATGATAGTGCTCGTTCGCTATCGCTAAGACCTTTTGTTGTTGGGTCTGGGAACATATTCAAGGCATTAACCACTGTCAAACCTACCAAGTATGGATTGGACAAGAATTTTCCAACCAATCCAAACAACGCTCCCCAACTTGTGATATCTTCAAATTTGATACCAAAGTAAGCAAAAATGGGCAACACCAGTGCTAGTGCAAAACGTGTTACGAATGTACGGTTTTTAAAACGAATAGACCAATTAATTTTCATGTTTAATTCCTCACTTCTAAATTAATATATTTTTTATAAAGGGCATCGATGTACCCGTTGCCACCTAATTTTTTATAACTTGAGTGCATTTTATGAATTACATCAGAATTGTGAACAGTCGTATATCCACGCTCTAATTCTTTGTTAATGTCACGCTCAAGACGTAGATACATGGTGACAAGATGTGCTTCATCATGCACTACCAGCTTATCGTTTAACTCGTTGATTTTCTCACCGTTAATTTTTCCAAACTCTTGAACGACTTCAACCGACTTTTGAATGGTGTTTAACTCTCCTTTAAGCTCACTAAATTGCTCTTTGTTTAAGTTAGCTGACTTGCTGGCTTTCATCCCGAACCAACCTGTCGCAACCACCCCAACCGTGGGGGCTAGGTGAGCGATTAGATCAGAAACATTCAATGTACTGTACCTCTTTTATTTATTTAACCCCCATTTAAAGAACAATCCGATTACTCTTTTGTGAGCTGAGCCAAGAGCTCGTCGTCTACCATAAGAGCAATCTGCTCTTTTACTTTTGGTTTCAAAATCTTAGGAACTCGTTTAAACGGAAAATTCCCTTCAACAATATTGATTGCAAATAGTTTAATCATCATATCTTTATCTCTTTCTATTTTTTCTTTAATCTTCTTTAACGTCAATAATGGACAATTCAGCCAAGTCTTCATCGTTAAGCACCTCTTTTTCATAAAATTTAGCAATAATATTCATTAGCGTTACTTGTGCCGTCCTTGATTGTTCCTGCTGTTTCGTCATTTGCGCTTCCATCTTTGAGATGGTATCTGCCGCTTTATTATTCAAAGCGTTATATTCTTTAATTTTTTCATCAAGCTCATTAAATTTCTCGGTTTCAGCACGTTGTGGGAAATTTTCTTGATAGATTACTTCTAGCGCTGCATTTAATAGCTCGGTGTTTGATAAGTCAATTTTTTCGACTGGCAAAAAGACGGGGATAATAGCCCCGTCTGTGTTTTTCAAAACGACCTTGGTGGCGGACGCTGCACCACTTGCATCGTATTCTTGAGATTTTGAAGCGTATTCAAATTTCATAGATTAACCTTTCTTTTTATAACATGATTGTTAGTTGGCCGGCATAGAATAGCCCGCTCTTGGTTTCTAACGCTGTCAAAACATTCGTGTCCTTGTTAAATTGAACGTGCGTATTGACTGTACCATCAGTTGTCCACACGGCAACCACAAACATGTAATTCTGTTGCGAAGACAAAACCTCTTTCGGTAGGGTTGCAAATGCAACGTTATTCCCATCTCCAGTGAAGTCGTATCTAACTGTCAGCACATCTCCGACACGCTTGTAGAAGCTCTTATCGAAGCCTGCTGGTTTCCATCCAGTGTTGATTAGATTTGTGTTTTCATTCCTAGCAAACTCCTTCCACGGCTCCCAATCATCGATTTTTCTTGACCATCGATGGTGCCTAAAGAACAATTGGCCATTGTTTCCCCAAAAAATCTGGATAGCTTCTTTGTAACCGTCGGTATTTTTCCCATAATTACTGTAGTGGAATAGATATCCCCACTGTCCGTTAGGGTTTCCCGGTGCTGATTTATCAATGTAGTATTGGCCTGGCTGATCTAACCAATTTGCGTTGGTAACGTTAGGTTTGCCATCTATCCATTTCGGAGCGCCGTTATTGCTAGTTAGCTGATATTGCTGGATTTGACTATTATTAGCATAGATGTCTCCAGCAACATCAAGAGCCCCACGCTCTCGGATTTTGGCGACACCTAAACCAGATTGGTCGTAAGAAAGCGCTACGCTCTCAACGGGAACATCTGCCTTAAAACTTGCGGAAGTGAATTTGTCTTCTAAGACTGCCAAAATTTGCCATGATTTATTAGCTGCATATACACCCGCTAAATTAGCTGAAGAATTAACTAGGCTTGAAACACCAGCCCAATCTCCCGACGCTGGACCTGTGTCCGTTGTGTAAGTCTCCTTGCCGTAAGGAGTCACCTTAAAGGTCAAACGCATAGTGTTTTTTTGAACACCATTAACGGTTAATGGCGCAATTTTAGCATTCCTTAAAACTTGCAAGGTGCTTGATGTAGCCCCTACCCGTGTTACATCAAATTTTAGCGATGGTGCGAAATATTCAAGGACGTTGATATTAACTTCTTTGAAATCAGACCATCGTCCACGACTGTCGGAAACCCTAGCTCTTACTACTGTTTGCCCAGAGTAATTCATTATTCCAAACGTAGCACCGTTTGAGTTAATGGATTGATTTTTGCCCGCAATTTCAGCATAGTAGCCTGTGATAGTAGAGCCATATACACCGTTAGCACCACTGAAATCAACTCGGATATTTGACATGATTTGAACGAAATTATTACCGCTCATTATCCGTCGAACCACTTCGTTAGTATCAGTTAGCGTTACTTTATCCAAAGTTGGTTTTATGTTATCTGGAACACTAATATTAATAGTAGTTGATTGCGTCCCAACTTTAGCCCCCTCAAAATACGAGTCAACCGAGATGGTACCTTGAGCATTGTTAGCGTTTGGAAATTTGTTGATTAAATCAAGTGGAATCGTCCAAGTCGTTGAAGTGTCAACGTTGCTGGCTATTGTGCCGGCTGCATCCCCAATTTGGTATCTAACTGTATGTTTAAATAGCGAGTCTTTCCGGTCAATGGTAATTGTTGCTTCTTTTCCAAAAACAGCGTTAGCTACTTTAAAATCACTAGCTTTCCGAGTGTTCGATAAATAGAAATCGTTCCCGCTAACCTCAAGGGTGTTCGGGCTGTACCCACCGCCACCCGTAAAACGAGCCATAACGCCGAATTGTCCCCTATCATAAGAGGTGCGACTAATTGCCACAGTTTCGTCGATTAGCATAATGACAGAGTTTTGACTGGTCATAGTTGGACTTCCAGACCACTCCAAACGACGGCCACCATCAAAATCAATAAAGGCGCTGCAAGAATAGCCCGAAAACGTCCAACCTGTGTTTAACAACGCTAATCGGAAGCGCGCTCGGCTTGTGTTCGTTGCCGGGTCAATATCAAGTTGGTCAACCCAAAGCCTAAGTCTATAACCTCTATCGCTATTACTCCAAAATTCAGCCAATTAAAATCCTCCTACGTATCGAATGACATTCATGTCTGGATTAATGTGATACTGTTCCTCACGATATCGACCGACTTGAATTGTCTTCGAGAAAATACCATTCTCGATGTGAATTACACCTTGCGAAATATACATGACTTCAACCCCAGAACTGAACATTGAAATACGTCCGTTTGGGTTAAACATCATACTTGAGCTACCGTCGTTCTTACCGATAACCAAACCGTCATTTGATGAACTCATGTATGTGTCGATGAAATTCCAGCGGTCAGACAGCTCACCTAGATTTTTAGCAATGGTTGACACTCGCTGACTTGAACTAACCAAGGCTTTTTCAGCCGCTGCTCGCTCGGTTTCGTTTGATTTAACGAAATCTTGGTATGTTTTAATCCAATTATTCAAGATTTCAGCGCTTGCTTTAGCTTCCATCTCAGCTTGAATAATTCCAGCTCTCTCGTTAAGTGCATTAATCTGCTCAAGCGTCAATGCGCCATCCGCTTTGCTGTTTAGTTGTTTCTCTAAATCTTTCGGGGACGCTTGCCACGCTCGGTCAGTCGTCCCCTCATAGCAGTCTAGTTCGGTGAAGAATAGCAACGACTCACTGCCGTTATTTGACCCTTTGTTGTCAATGCGGATAAACCCTTCGTCGCATTCGCCAGAATTAAATGTCAAATGCCATTTAACAACCCCACCAGTAGATGGTGAGCCATTGTGTGATTTAAAGTTAACAACCTTAGAGAATGTCTTATCTGTTTCGTTCGACTTACGACCAAGGAAATAGATATCTACGCCTTTGACGTTCCCCGTCCCAAACGTCTGAATGTTGAAAGAATAGTCAGTATTTCGCTTAACTGGAAAACGAAGCGTAGACGCTGACACTGATGATGATGCTTTCAACAAGAACAGCGGTCTAGCGCTGTTGTAGTAAAAACCATGGTTCGAAATGGATAGATTGGCGTTCGACTGTGGCACTTCCCAAAAACCCCAGTTATCAAGATTATCCGGAAACGCTGAGTTAACGATTAGATTTTCACCACCGACTGAAACACTGCCAGTCATATCATTCCAAGAATAATCAGCTGGGTTTGTGCTGTCTGCTTGGTTGAAGTTGGTACATACACCCAAATAGCGCTTGTTGCCATTCTGGCTCAAACTGAAACCATTTCGACCATCGGCACTGTCTGCATAAGCAAAGTGGACGTAAGGTGTTCTTCCGTCCGCCCCAGCTTTACCCGGGATGCCATCCCGTCCATCGCTACCTTTCCACTTAGACCAACGGTAGTCTTGCGGGTTTTGACTATCAATAGCATTGAAATCTTGATACATTCCAATAAATGGCTTGTTAGTATCTGTTTGACTAAAACCACCACCGATTGTGTTATCAGCATAAGCAATGTGGGTATACTGTGTTTTACCATCAGCGCCCTTTGCACCCGGTATCCCTTGGGTTCCTTGTGGGCCTTGCAAGCCTTGTGGACCACGCTCACCTTGCGCTCCACGTTCGCCCTTTTCGCCCTTTTCGCCCATTTTAGACACTGAGTAGCCCGTTTCATTGGTATTATCCGTATAAGTCCAAACCGTCTTGGTCCATAGGTATTGCCCTGCTGGCACATTAGGCACTTGGCTGTTCCAACTGCTTGTTGGGGCAACTGTCCCAGACGTGCCCACTGCATAAGTAATCGTGGTTTTCTTAATTCCCACGCCGTCTTTACCCGCAATACCGTTATTACCATCGTTGCCGTCTCTTGCCACGTAGGTTTTTTGATACCCTGTTTCAGAGGTGTCGTCGGTATATGTCCAGACTGTTTTTGTCCAAAGATACTTCCCTTTGACTAATGCTGGCGGATTTGCCGTCCAGTTAGTAGGCTGTGTCGTTTCGTTGTCAGATAGCCCATAAGTAACATTTGTATTCTTGATACCTACCCCATTTTTTCCGGGTAAACCATCGTTACCTCTATCACCTTTATCCCCTTTAGGACCTCGTTCGCCGTCAACGACCTCGGTAAATGTTATCTCTGCGCTAGCCGCTAACTCATCATCGAGATAAGCTTCAACGGTAATTTGCAAAGTGTTCTCAAAGTCTGTTGGTTTAACAACTAACTGATTGCCAGTGCCAATAATAGCATCGCCATTTTTGTAAAAGAGTAGCGGTTGATAAACCTTGCCGTTTCTTTCAAGGGATGCCTTCAAGACACTTTGACCGACATTATTTTTAAAGGTAGTCCCGTTGTCAGTCGAAAGTTTCAACTCGTAAGGGATAGCTTGCTCGGCTAATTTAGCCATGCGAGCCAATAGACTGTCAGATACTTTGTTCTGTAACGCTTGGAAATTAGCAAATACTGTCTTATTCTCGACTGGATTAGAAAAACTAATCTGCTGTTCGCTGACACGGGCCTCAAGCATAAGCATAGGCGAGAAACCAGTGTCTTGGATTTTAACTGTGTCGCCAATATCGAGATCAAGGAAACCATCAACTTCATAAGTAATGGCTGGATAACAGAATTTGCGTAGATTTCTCAATGCCGTTGAAATAAGCACATCTTCACTGTCTGTTTCAATTTCCATGTCCTTACGAATCCAGTTATCGTCATTCTCTTTACCCGTGAGAATGGCTGGGTACAGCTCTTTTGAAATTGGAGCGAACAACACACTGTTGGCAAGATAGAATTCAACTTGCCCTTTTTCATTTTTCCACTCTTGTTTTCGCTTGCCGTCAATAGTGACTTCAACCGTGCTGACAGAAGTTTCTTCAACTTCGACCTCTGGGGCCGTGACGTTTGGTGTGCTACCAGTTTCCGTCCTACCTTCGACGGTTTTGCCCTCTTTTAATTCGGGCGGGTAACATAGCGTTTCAATAGCGCCTAGGTAGGCACTAGCTGGATAGCTGTTTTGGACAACATATTGACGTCCAGCGTAGTTTTGCTCTAAAACCGTAACGGTGCTACCGTTGTTAGCAACGATAATTGAAACGTGCCCCCAAACCCCCGTTCCTTGATAGGCGTTATATGGCTTGATATTAGCTATAGCTCCAGCTTTTAGTTGGTTGGTGTTGCTAGGTCTAACAACACTCCAACCGAATCGATCCCATGCGTAGTCAGTACCAATCTTGCCGGCTGCCATACCAGCACCAATCAAACCAGATAAACCGGTTACGCCCCCACCAAGTCCGGGGCCACCTAGCTTCATGGAGTACCATGCCGCTAATGCGTAACATTGACCACTACCAACTCGACGGCCTTTTAAACCGTGCATTTCGTTGATGACGGCTATAACTTTATCAGCCTTGACCGTCCTAGTGACTGGTTGATTAGGTTGGGTGACTTGGTTATTTGGTTGCCTCCACAAATCATCGAGCTTGTCCAGAATATTTCCATTCGTTCGGTTAATCCCGTTTCGAATATCACGCATAAGAGCGATATAGTGAGCGTATCCAGCGGCAGCATAGTCATAAAGAGCCCCTCCGATTCGGAAGAGCCCTTTTGTATATTCCTCAATGTTCTGCTTGCCTTTAACGCCATACATTTTGCGACCGCCGCTTGTCTGCTCTGCTAGCAGATAGGTGTAGTCCTTCATGTAGTCATCAACGTTGGCATAGTGCATATACGTCCCGCCCTCATTAGCAGGTCTGGCACTACCAGTTGTTACTACCACACCAGACGGGCGAGTCTGAGCACCTCCAGTGATACCACCCCAGTTATTGTCAACTCGGGCTACGTTAGAAGCGCCCCACCACGACTCAAGATAGAGTTGAGCTAGGACACCAGACGGCAAGAGATTACGCTGGACACATAGATTTAAAATGGTTTGCACCAATGCAGCACTCAAAGGGTGCCCTGCATAAGACAAATTGCCCCCAGTGTATTTCTTACCACCACTAGCTGCTTGAGCAGTAGACGGGTTGGAAACTTTCTTTGTACCCTTCTTTGTAACTTCTTTCCGTCCAACTGGATGGATAGCATTGTAAACTTGAGTTTTATCAATGCTACGTTTAATGCCAGTTATATTCTTCCCGTATTTAAGAACGATGTCAGAACGCTTGCGCCCTACGCCTTGATTCTTGCCACCGTGTGCCTTATAGACGTTGAGAATAAACTTATCTAGTTGGCTGTTGGGTTTTAATCGTGTGTCAAATTCAATTTCAGCGTCGAAGTTTCGAGCTAATGAAAGTAATCGTGCAAGAGTTGTTTCTTGCCCCTCCCATTCAAGAGTTTTTTTCTGATCAGAAACCTCGTTAATACCAAGTGTCAACTTGGCGTACTGCGACAAGCCCCAATCGTCAAAATACTCTTTGAACGTCATCGGCTTAGGTGCCTTGTAGGCGTTTCGGTACTCTAGGAGCAATTCAAGACTTAAGTTCTCGCAGTAACAACGGATAGTATGCTCGTTCTCTTCAATTTTCATGATGTTGAAAAGGTACGAGCGTTTCTTATGTTTGAAGCTGACGAAAGCTCTATCGTTGAGATACTTGTAAGCAAGTTCTAACTTAGAGTTTGCTTTAACGCTTTTTTTAAAAACCGAGAACTCGAAAACAGACGTCCCGCTCTCAAGGGAACGAGTCCATTTGTCGTTGAAGAAATTCAACGTGGATTGTTTTTCATTGTCGATATAAGCAACTTTTTTCAACTCGTTATCATGAATCGTTAAAAGCATTAAATCCACCTTTCTTCAAAATCGATAGTTACGCTAGGCTTATTTTTTGCCCAAGGCGATTGAACAATCTCTATTTCTGACCTGCCTGGTGGAATCACTGGCCACAACGAGCCATCAACAATTTGGTCTAAATTATATAGATTGTTAAGCATTAGCGTGTCATTCTCGCTATTTATAACAACGCTACTCCCTTGAATATAACGGTTTGGAACGTCTTCAAAGAAATTGTTATTAGTTTTCATGTAAAGCAACTGATCAAAATAAGCGTGCGTTACAAACGGTTTTGATGGCACATTTGAAATCGTCAAGTGTATCTTAGCTGATTTTTTCCCCTTGATTTCTGGGATAGTGAAACTATGATAAGAGCCCCACCAGAAGAACGTGACCTTATCATCTTCTCGTCTAATATCAGACCAACCACGCCCCTCGTTGAATGGGTTGTGTTCATTTAGATGTGTAGCGTAGAGTGTCCATTGTTTCAGAAACTTATAGCCCCCCTTGCCATCAGGAGCTAACAGATTGTATTCAGTGCTAAGCCCCAAACTACGCTTAAACGTTTCTACGCCATACAAAAAATCACCATTTGCGTCGGTTACAGTAAGCTTCAAGAAACCATATTGCGATATGTCACCAGCCCAAAAAATCTGTCTCCACCAGATATACTCAGTTAAAGCTCCAACATTCCCACTGCTATCTCGTGGAACATCAAGCGTTAGCGATGCTGTCTGAGTCTGATTGATGTTAGCGTCTGGATTTCTCAATCCTATGTGTGGTCTGTCCCATACATTTTGAATTTCCAGTGTCCCGTTTAAATCTTCTGGAACGTTGGTAATACCGACGTTTTTAGCGCCTTGGGCAAATGCTTGAGGGATACGGTCATCCCTGAAATCGTAAAGTTTTTCAGCCTTTGAAACGATTTTACCGTCTGCTTCTTCTGTATTCCCTGCTTCAAACGCAAACTTATCGCTGACAAGGCCATAATAGCCATTGTCTCCGTTTGCTTTGAGGGTAATTACTGGATAAGCATCCGTTGAGCCTTCGTTGTTAATCGGGAAAATCATTTTTCCTTTGTCTTCGCGAAAATCAGTAACACGCTTGTAAGTAGTCGAATGCGCCACACCGTCCGGAACGATGAATTCAATCGTAGCTTGGTCGTACCAGTCAGAAATACCTCGCAGATTGACCTCACCTTTAACAAGCGCCAAATAATAGCGGTCAGGCTCCGTTGGTAAACAGAGCTTAACCGCCTCTTTTGTATGTAGCACTCTAGCAGCTTCTTCCCTAACTCGGTAAAACTGCCCGTTGTCAGTCGGTGCTGGTTGATTAGGGTCAATGAATGTCATATCAGCTAAATCTCTAGTAGCTAGACTGACTGTTAGCTTAATCTTCTTGGCACCGATATTGACATGTTGAACATTAACGCCGATTGACGGCGCTGAATCTGTTGAGATAGACCGTTCATTTCCTATCTCATGCTCTACTTTGATGAGCTTGAAATAGTCGTTTAAGTCATATCCGTTAAATTGAAATAAAGCCATTATTCAAGCCCTCTCATTCGTTTGTAAGTAAATTCTTGTGCTTTTTGGTAACTGCTCATATCATCAGCAGCAGCGTAAGCAAATTCACGGCCATTAATGTTAAGTGAAATTGGACGTTCGACCAAATCGGTGATAAGGTCAAGCGCTTGCTCCAATCTATCCATTCTCGCATCGTCCGCCAATGACAGATCAATGCTACCTCGCATCTTGCCACCGTCGAAGTTATCAAAGATATTGTTACCTTCGAACAGATCACGGGCACTGATAGCGTAGCGGCTAGCAGTATCAATCATGTCAGCGATTGATGATTTAACATATTTAACACTCTTGTCAATACCTACTGCCAGACCTTGGCCAATATAGATACCAACGTTATCACGGAACAAACGTGATGGCGAGTGGATTTGGGCTGCCGCTTGTGCTGCTCGTTCCGCTTGTGCCACAAGGGCGTTAGCTGCTGCTGTAACGGCTCCTAGAGCTGACAGCATACCTTGAGCCAAACCGTTACCAATTTGCGCCCCAGCGGCTCTCATACGCCCTACACCAGCATTTGCTCTAGCTGCGGCTGCATTAACCAAACTATCCATAGCTGAGCCTACTTGCCCAACCGCTGATTGAATACCGCTTGCGATATTTCGACCAGTCTGAGTCCCCGCTTGACGACCCATTTGAATCATACGCTGACCACTAGACTGCACAGCTTGTGCCATACGTTGCATAGCTGACTGAACTTGTCCAGCTGCACTATTCATGGCGCTAGCAATAAGTGGTGCACTAGTTGCAATGCGCATGATAGCTGATGCTGCATTATTAGCGGTGCTCGCTACGGCTGTAAGAATAGCTGGAATGGTAGCAATTGCAGTTGATAGAGCAGTCATTCCAGTTACAGATTGCATGACTTGAGCGTTAAATTGCATGAATCCAGTAGATGCTAACATCAAGGCTGGTGTCATCATGGTTAGTGCCATATTGAACATGTTAAGCGGCATTACCGCTGTCATGAATTGCGTTGTCAATTGTGTTAGCGATGTAGTGAACATCATAAATTGACTATTCAACATCGTTAGCGCTGTGCCAATCGCAGTCATACCAGTGCCAAACATGGTCATACCCGCTGACACGGTTGTCATGCTGCTAGTAATCATGGTTAATTGACTAGCCAAACTTGTTAGACTAGCAGTTAACACAGTCATGCTTGCACTAATAGCAGCCATGCTAGAGCTCAATGTTGTTGAAATAGAGCTGAATTGAGTCAATCCACTTGCCGCTTGCGTTAATGCTGGGGCTAGTGTCATGACTTCTGCTCTAAACGTAGTGATAGGTCCTACAATAGCCGTTAAGCCAACTAGCGATTGACTAGCTTGGTTTGAGAACGTGCTAAACGCTGTTCCCGCTGATGTCAATAGTGATTGTAAGCTAGTGAATGACGATTGAATGCTTGTAATCGTAGTTGAGAATGATGTCAAACCAGATACAGCACTAGACGCTGAACTAGACACCTTACTCATACCATTACCAAGCTGAGTCATACCTGTTCCAGCTTTTGCAAGCCCCGCTGAATTATTACCAATCGAGCCCACACCTTTAGCTACTGCTGCAAGAGACGCAGCCATGTCTCCAAGGTTAGTATTGGTGATCTTAACGACACCGTTTGCCAATTGATTGAAACCAGTACCAGCTTTTTGAGCAGCCGTACCGATTGAGTTGAACACATTAGCAAGACTATCCAATACACTACTGATTGCACTACCTGCAGAGGTAATCACGTCTGAAATGCCTTCAAATGCTGACTTGATACCGTCACCGATACCTTGCGCCGCTGTACTGATTGAAGTTCCGACTGATTGCACTACGTCAGCAATGCCTTGTAATGCTGTACCAATCGCAGACCCAACCGAGCTAATGACACCAGAAACACCACTTAGAGCCGTACTAATAGCCGTACCGATACCCATCGCAGCCGTAGCAATTGCCATTCCTGCTGCTGAAACAACTGAGGCAATGCCACTAAATGCAGCACTAATCACACCACCGATTGCCGTAATGATAGGCACGATTTGAGTGATAGCTGTCACAATAGCTGAAATGATTTGGCTAATGATCGGTGCAAGAGTTTGAACGACTGTAACGATTGCAGAAATCACTTGACTAATAACTGGTGCAAGTGTTTGAACGACTGTCACAATCCCTTGAATCAAGGTCATAATGACTGGTGCCGTTGCTTGAATAGCTTGGACAATCACTTGCAAAACCATTGCAATCTGTGGTCCAAATTGACCGATTACCTGGGCTACTTGGACAATGCAATTCGCGATAACCGGAGCAATTGCCACGATAGCGTTAGCGATAATCTGAGTTACTGCCGTGATAGTATTTCCGATAATTTGAACAATCGGAGTGATAGCGGTAGCTACTTGGCTGATCGCTGAGCCTATAGCAGAAACTAGTCCGCTAAATGCACTGATAATAGCTGGCAACGTTCCCAGGATAGATGTCCAAGCGTTACCGAATGCCGTAATGAATGGTGCTGCATTGCCAAGGGCAGTGCCGATAGCTTCAACCAATGGTGAAAGTTTAGCCAATCCCGGCGCAGCTTCACCGACTGCCTTAACGACAATACCAAATGCAGTCCCGAACGCTTCAACGATAGTTCCTGCTGCCTTGCCAATCGATTCAACCACAGTCCCGAACGCTGAACCTATAGCGTTCAGAATTTGTGAAACCCCTTGAGATTGAGTAGCTAAAAGTGTGAACGATGCAACAATAATCCCAATACCCGCACCGATACCGACTGCGGCAATGGCTACGGATGCACCGAATGAAAGTAATGTAGCTAGATTGAGACCTTTAAGACCTTGCAAGGCGAATTTGATAGCTGTACCAATCCCCTTAAATGCTGTAGAGATACCTGTTCCGATGCCTCTTGCAGCCGTTGAAATACTAGTTCCTGCTGACTTAATGACATTAGCCATTCCACTAAATAGCTGAGTGATAGTTGATTTAGAACGTCTCGCACTGTTAGCAGCTTGTTCTGTTCCTTCTGCTGCATCCGCTCCGAATTTCTTGAATGGATTTAGACTCTTGATGAAGTCCAACCCTTTCAATGCAACACCTACCGCTGAAATACCAGCTTTTGCAGTCATAAAACCAGCTACCATTGCTAGTATCCCACTAGTAACGCCGTTGAGCACCCCTTTAGGTAGGCTACTTACAAATTTAGCAACCGCTGATGCAGCTTGTGATATCCATTTGGCTAGTGTCCCAAACGCTGAGCCAATGCCTGAAATGATCGACTGCATTTGTGAGCTACCTAATACCTCAGCGAATGAGGAACCGATAGTTTTGACAGCGTTCCAAGTATCTTGCACCGCTGCTTTGAATGACTGGAACGCTCCCGTGTCAGCAAATGAGCTGATGAAACTTCTGACTGATGTTGTGGCAATATTCAAGGCTTGTGAGATACCGTTAGCAATGTCACCAAAGACTGAGCCAATGCCCTGCATGAGCTTACTGCCGTCAATCTTGCTGAATAATTGCTTGATTGAGCTTGAAATGTAAGTGAAGGTTGCACCTAAATTTTTTAAAGCTCCCGTGTTTGAAAAGCCTTTCCAAAGTGAAGACAAACCACTGCCAATCTTGTCAGCAATGCCATTGATGTCAATCTTTTCGAGTGCATCAGTAAGCCCTACGACTGCCTTGATACCAATTTGATTGAGTTTTTCAAACTGTGGCATTAGTTTATTAGCTAGCGACTCTTTCATACCGTCGATAGCTTGGTCAACAGTCTTGAATTCTGTGGCCATCTTACTAAACGCCTCATTATTACCGACTTTAGTAATCGCATCGAAGAAGTCCTCGGTCTTAATCTTGCCGTCTTGGACAGCCTTGACCATTTCGCTCGTACTCATGCCCATTTCTTTTGCAACCGCTGCGATACCCGCTGGCGTTTGCTCTAGCATGAGTTTGAAGTCTTGCCACTGTACCTTAGGTTTAGCAGCCATTTGGGTCGCTTGTTGGCTCAAAGTTTTCATTGCTTGGGCTGGATTTTCAGCCGCTGCCGCAAGACCACCAAAGCCCTTAACGAGTTCTGTTGTATTCTTCGTTCCTACCGCTGCTAACTGAGAGTAGGTAGAGGCCATATCAGACGCTGAATAGATGGTTTTAGTGGCAAAGTCTTGCAACTCGCTTTTGGCTTTTTGTATTTGATCAGTGGGCATGTTGATTTGACGCATGTTACCTTCAAAAGTTTTCCATGCTTTAGCTGAGCTATTAAGCTCACTAGCCATGCCACGCATGCCACTAGTCAATGCACCGATTCCCTTAGTAATACCAGCACTAACTAAATTAGCACCCAAAACACTTTTGAAAACCGAGCCTAACTTAGTGCCTGTCTTCCCGAGATTCTCAGCGTTCTGTTGCGCCTTTTTCAGAGCGCTAGACATGCCGTTATCTTGTGCACTCAATATAGCTCTGACATTGAATGTTTTATCTGCCATCTAGCAACCCTCTTTCTCGTTTGTAATTAAGATTATTCCTAGCCCGTTCTAGTAGCTTGCTATTAGTGATTTTCTCACCCAACACCTCACGGGCTCGTTCTTTAGCATTATAGAAGTCGTCAAATTTCTCGAAGTAATACTTTTTACCATCTTTCGTCGTGGCATTGGCCAGGCGGTTTAGGTATGCGAGTTGATAAATTTCTCTTTCTTTGTTCAGATAGCGCTTCTTATGCGCCTTCTGATAGAGTCTCATCTCTTTAAGCGTCATCCTTCGAGCTTCGAGCAATGACACACCAAAATCAGCCATAGCATTAGTAATTAATTCCTCGTATGTTTCAGCTGAATCTTGGTTATCACTTGCGGTTTTGGCTACTCTGTTGCTTCTTCCACTCGTTTCACGGTTGCTTTTGTCAAAGGTTGAGCACGCAATGCTGATAAAAAATCGTCAAAGAGTGTGTCAAGTTGGTCTTTCTCGGCCACTTCAACAACATAAGCTTCAATGCCTTTAACAGACGGTTTTTGACGTTCTGTAATTGTTGCCGCTTGAATGATATCAAGCAAGATTACTGGATTTTTTTGTTGCAAATCAACGACTGCGTGCTGTACACCGAAACCGAACGAAACACCACCGTCTGAAACAGAATAGCGTTTGTCAAGCTCTCGGATGAAGTCGAAGCCGTAAGTCAAAGTGTAGTCTTTGTTGTCGATAGTGATTGTGTTCATTGTTTGTTTACTCCTATTTTTTTTAAAAATAAAAAGCCAAACTGAAACAGCTTGGCTCAAGATAATTACATACTATTAGAGGGAATTGATCGCAGTTGTGTCTTGGAATGTGTATTGAATTTCCTTGACTTGCTCAGCCGTCAATGTAGCTTCACCGGCTTGAGGTTTCCCTTCGACTGACATTTCTGATTCAATCTCCACAAGTTCCTCAACGTTAGCTGGTACTTTCCAGTTAGACAAACGACCGATAGCGTAAAGAGCGCCATATTTTCCATTGTCCTTCTTGTCAGACAAATCGATTTCCCAAACTTCAACTTTGTAGCCGTCTACTACTGATTTTTTCAACATTTCGTTGAGTTCGTCTTTTGTTCCAATCGCAGTGATTGAGAGTTTAGTTTCAAGACCGCCATCAGCAACTACGGCACCATCTTTGGTTTTTGTAGCGTCTGCATCTCGTGAGTATTCCCACTCATGCTCAGTTTGCAAGGCAAGCTTAGCCGCTGCTGTCTTGTCTCCAAACTTACGGAACATCAAGATTTTTTCTTTCCCTAATTGGGCTTCTTTGACTTTAGTTTCAGCCATTTCTTCCTCCTAAATAAATTTAAAATACGTATATACGATAAAGTGATATAAAACTTCATCCGTGCTATTGTCTCGATTGCTATCAATTGACGACTGGTTAACTTCTGCTGAAAACTGCATGCCGTCAATGTTTTTGATAGCAAAAAAGCTAGACATTAACTGTCCAGCCATATCTGATAATAATTTTCGGTCATCCACACGCCCCCAAACATGCACCGTAGACGATAAACGCCCTATCAAGTGCGATTTGGTAGCTTGTGGCAAGACCTTTGTTTCACCCATGACTACGAATGGATAGGCCACGTCATCGGGTGGCAAATAAGTATAGGTGTTGTATCCTAACTTCTCACTAATCCGAAACATTTTGTCATGAAGTAACTGATCCGGTTGTTTCATGTTTCATCCCATCTCGCCATTTCTTCGACCATATCTGGCACTACTTCTTCGAGCGCTGGTTGCATGAATGGCTGTGCCTCCATCTTTCGTGTACCAACTTCGACATAGCCCGAATAGTTAGTCAAGGCTTCGATAACAGCTTGATTGCCACTGGCTTGCAAGGTAATACTTCTACGAGTCGCACCCGTTGTGTACTTCCCTTTAAATTGCGCATTGTTTATGGCAGCCTCTTTTACTTTAGCACCATATTTGCGCAAAACCTTCAAGCGTTTTTCGGGCGAGGCGTTCCTCAAAAGGCTTTGAGCCATTTCGTCCAAGCCTTCAAATTCTAGTGTCGCCATTATTTGCCTACCTTGTTAGCATAGATGACGTTTCGACCAGCTAAATAGTCCCTCACAGTAACGGGCGTGTATTTAGAGCCATTGTATTCGATTGTGTCGATTCCAACTGTTATGGAGCTTCTAAATCTAATGACGATGCTATTAGTATTTAGAAGGTCTCCTAGTTTAGCTTGTAAGTCAAGGCTAGCACCAGTGACATTGCACGCTATCGTTCTAGCCCACTCCTTACCACCTACCATACGACCTGATTCGGGGTCGTAGCGCTTATTTGTCTTATCGTTGTATTTTAGCACTACGGTATCAGCGTATCTCATAGGAATAGCACCTCGCCCTCTTTAGCTTGCCCAGAATTGCCGTATAAACGCTGTAACATGTCATCATAAGGCTTAAACTCATTCTCGTTGTCATAATACGACATAGAATGGCCATCTACTGACTCAGATTTAGCGCCCTCAGCACCTCGACGATTGAAGCGCTTGATTACGCAATCTTCGAAAATGAATGCCAATTTGTTGTCGATTTCATCGACACCATACTCAGCCTTGAAGTGGCTAACGACACGCTCTAACAGAATCTCAAGTAAGTCATCGTCGTTAGTGTTGAGATCAACAGATACATTTTCAATGATTTGGTCTTTATCTAACGTCTTCATGCCATACCTCGCTATTCAGCAGTCTTCTTGGCTCTAGTTTTCTTCTTCGGCTTGTCGTCTTGAACGTACCCTAACTCAATGAGTTCCTCAGTACGTTCACCGTCGTACAAATCACCGACATAGTAAACTGTGCCGTCTGTCTTATCCATGAATGCTTTTAATACAATATTCATAATTAGTACCTATTAGAGTGCTGGAATTACAGTAAGCATGTAAACATCATCCAAACGTTCGAACGATGGCAATGCTACCATAGAGATCTTAGTCTGTACGTTAACTGGGTCAGTAGTTTTTGTTGTAGTCACCGCAATACCGTTATTAACGATTTCAACGTCCGCATTAACAGTGTTGTCAGCAAACAAGTCTGACTCCTCTGGAGTAGTACCAAATACAGTGTTACCAAGAGCACCGTTAGGGATGAGTGTCAAGTGCCCATCCGGGAAGAATTTAGAAACCTCGCCTTTATCGTTTCGGTAAGTGCCGTTTTCAAGAACGATTGACACGCCAAAATTATCAGCGATATAGTTTTCAAGCTCAGATTTAGTAACCGCAGCACCATCACCAGCAAGAGGTTTGATAACCTTAACTGTTGATGCAGCCTTACGGATAAGACCGAATGTTTTAGCATTCATAACAGCACGCTCTGGGTTAAGTCCAAGTTCTCGAGCTGTTTCGATTGCTTCTTCCAAATCAGCAAGAGGTTTAGCATCCGCATCAGCCCAGCTCTTAGTTACTTGTTTCTTGTGCTCTGGTTTAACGCCGTAGTCGATATCTTTGTCAACACCGCCGCTTGTAAATGCGATTTTACCAGTCGCAAGCACTTGCATGCGCATGGCTTCAAGGCGAGCACGAGCGCCGTTGATAAGCGTCACATCGTCATTGAAAATGCCGGCTACGATTGTATTAACCAACGCTTCGTTGCCAGAGTCTTTCACAAGGTTAAGTTGTTGACGGTCATTTTCCTTAACGAGCATAGCCTCTTTGAAGAATGGCATTTGTTCGTCGTGCATTTCAGCGCTAACACGGTCACGGATTGTAACGTTAGTATCGAATGCAGCGGCTTTCAACACAACAGCTTGACCAGACGCTCCTTTGACGTAAGACAATTTAGTTCCAAGTTGCTTGCGTGCTGGGAAAATAGACTCACCCAAAGTAGAGTTAACATTTTCTTGCAACGCATTGAAGTAACCAGCAATATTAGATGCGGTTACTTTATCGTAAATAAGTCCCATGTTTTAATAGTCCCCCTTTTATTTCTCAGAGATGAATTTGATAAGCGGCAAAGCTTTCTTAACAGCTTCGGTTACATCGCCGCCGTTAACTTTGTTCTTGTAAACCTCACCGGCATAGAGCACTGATACAGCGTTCTCGATTGTCAAATCTACGTCGTAGAGAACAATGCCTTCTGGCGCTGTTTTGTTTTCCACAACGGCTTTTGTGCGATCATCAAAGATTGAGCCGTCTTTAGCAGCAACCAATGTACCTGCTTTGATGTATTTCTTGCCATCTACCAATACACCGTCATAAGTTTTGTCTACTGTCGCCGCTACTGCTTTGTAAGGCAATGAGCGAACGATGTTTGAAGTGTCAAAGATTTTTGTTGTTGACATTTAAAGATTCCTTTCTGCTTTAGATAAAACGAGCAGCCGTAACGCTCGTAGACTTAGCAAGTTGAGCCCCAAAATTGTCCGTTTGAGCATCACCGGCGCTTGCAGCTTTAGGCGAGTTTTGACGGATAGTGGCTTTGACTTGATTAGCAACGGCATCATTAAAGACTTTCTCAAAAGTACCAACCAATTTAAGAGCCTCAGCGGCATTCTCAGCATGGCTAAACATATCAGCCAATTCGACTGGTAAGCCTTTAGAAACAAGGTCCTCTTTAACTGCCATATTCAATTTTTCAAATTCAAATTGTGCTACTTGCTTTTCAAATTCTGCTTTTTGGTCTTCAAATTCCTTGCTCGCACGCTCAGCAGCAGATAATTTTGAATAGTCTTGTTCTTTTTGCAATGCTTTGGCGATAGCTTCGCTTACTCGTGCTTCTTCGCCCTTTTTCTGATTCTTCAAAGCAGTTTGGACTGCCTTGTTAACAATACTATCCAGTTCTGACTGTGATTGCGGCGCTTGGAAGTCGCTCGGTTGATTGTTATCAACGTCATGGCTTACTTCTGTAGCTTCGACCGTTTCGACTGTTGTGTTATCTGTTTCCATTTTGTTCTCCTATCTAGTCCTATAAGCCCCACTCCTTTCAAGCCACGATAAGGCTAGCTACCCCCTATCTAGTCCTGTCTAGTGGTTCACCTATAAGCCACGGTAGTAATGTTTATTTAGGGCTTAAAATAGCCCTATGCACCATTAGAGGCTTGCCCCCTACGGTTTCTTAAAAACATGGTGCACTATTCAACCTCAACTACTGCACACCGGCAGTAAGGGTGAATAGGCGGCGCATTCTTTCCGATTTCCATATCAACGATTCTGACAGGATTCTTCTCTGTCTCCTCGCCAATACCCTTACAAATCGAACACGCTCGGCTTTCTGGCATAAGTTTGAAATACTCAAAGCCATTCTCTTTCATGATGTCTTGCTGAGCTAACGTCTGGACTCTGGCATGTTCTGTAATGCCTAAACGTTCTGCATTGGTACGAGACACATCCATGTGCTTCCTGATACGTCTTGCAATCGTCAAACCGTTATCCCCACGGATTAGAGCCCTTGTTACTTCCGTTCTAACTAACTGCCTCAACTGTGCATTCCTGCCCCAAATACGTTCTGACCACTTAGCACCCTCGAAGTTAGCGTTAACTGCCGTTTCCATTGCATGAGCTAAGATATTGCCCTTTAGCACGCTCTGATCTAACAAACTGCCTCTCGCCATCTCAGCTTTATAAGCAGTGTTTAGGTACTCACGCATAAGCTTTTCTTCACCCTCTGCAAGAGACATCAATTCAAGCTCTAACTGTTGGATAAGCAGCTCGCGTCTACCAACTGACATCGAAAAGTTGTAATTTCTTAATTCCTCGTTAGCCGTAGCACTGAAATCTTTCTCAGCAACATAGCGTCTAGCTTTACTCTCAAAGCCTTTAATGTCGAATTCGTTAGCTCGTTTCTTTGCATCTTCAACGGCTAACCCGTTCTTTTCAGCAAAATTCTGGATATAAGCATCCAACTCTTTGCGCAGCTGACCTAACTCCATTCTGTAGAGGTCTTCGAGTTCTTTTTTAAACTCTGCCTCTGTTTTTTGGTTAGCTCGCTCACGTTCTCGTTGGATACGTTCTGACCAATACGTCATACGTCAACCCTCGTAGAATCGTTTGTATATTCGCCTACTTGTTCGTTGAACTCGCTAGAATACCCCTTAACGTCGATTTCAGACACCTCTCTGTTCATTCTGTCGAGTTCCTCGGTTGGACTCTCTACCAAACCAGACAAGCTCAAGGCTGTTTCTTGCGAAACTTGACCACCCAAACCAGCCAATACTTCAACTTGTTCAGCAAGTGAGCGTGGCAAGTTTGGCGTGAAGATGATATTCAAGAGACTTTCGTCAAAATCTTTAAACTCGTTGACCAGTGAGCCAATGCGAGCGGCAAGACGATAGCGGCGTTTCAATCCTTTAGTGAATTGTGATTGTGTGTCGATACGGTCTTGATCCAACCCAAATAATTTGTATTTTAATGCTTCACCAGACGTATTCCCGCTGAAATTAGTGTCAGACATATCCGGGGTGTTTGTAAAAACATGGATATCTTTATTCAAGCGTGTCTTATACGCTTCAACACCAGTCACATCGTAAGACTTCGTGAGGTATTCAGCTTTAACCGTCCCCTCTTTCCCGTCCGCTGATTTAGGTGGCTTGAGTTGCATAAGGCGCGTGCGCTTCATATCGCTTGCCTTCATGCCTTGAGGCAAGGCGAGGTCTCCATAAATAGCGAGGATAGCGTCTGCCATATCGCTCATGTGATTTGCTGTGTCCGATTCTGCACTGTCGTATAGATCAATCAGATAGAGCTCGGTTTCATAGTCGCCAATTCCATCAATGTTGTTCAGAAATTCTGTAATCGGTACAGTGCCAAATGCATGAGATGTAACTGATATTTCATTGAAGCTATCCGACACATCCAGGGTGTAGATGTGGTCGGCTGTGTAAACTTCCACAACCTCTTTGGCACTCTCTAGAAATCCACGCTTGTAATATCTAACGGCTGCGATTGAATTATCTTCCAGCGAGTTGTCGTAGATTACAAATGTATCCAACGGGTCAAGCCTCTTGATACGTGTTTCATCATACTCACTTCGATAGATAAGCTCGTAAGCTCTACCAACTTGCGACAAATCTCTGATAAGCGTTCTGTTGTGTGTATCAATATCATTGACACGCCCAATGCGTTTAATTGCCTCGTCGTTTTGAGAATGGTCTTCTTTATCGTCGTATTCAACACGAATAGGATTACCTGCGAGATAGCCCGTTTTAAACTTGCTAATCATGCGACCATAATTGTGAACGGCACGTTTGTCAGCCATTTCCTTATCCTTACGTCTTCCGGATTTAAGAACGTCGTGGTTTTCACCTCTCGCATAGTCCATAAGCTCTTGAATGCGTGGTGCTTGTCTCAACTTGTGGTGATTGATGAAATGTTTCAACAATTCCCAATCACCAGCCATGAGTTCCTCTAAACTATCTGCTCGATAGCGAATGCGGGACCCTCGATGGAAACGCAAGTTTAAAACTCGTTCTTGTCCGGTGCTATCTGTAAATAGTGTTCGTTCCATCATTCCTCCTAACCAAACATATTTAACAAGTCATCATAACTTGCTCTCTCTGTGCTACCGATAACGAAATCAGAATATATAGCGTATCTCACACTATCCAGCACGTCATCAAATTCTTTTAACGGTTCATCTTTCGTGCTATTTTCTTTCCACCGGTACTGGAATATCTCATCAAAAAAACGAGGTATAAATCCTCGTTTAACGTATAGTTTGCGTTCTTTAAATAATTTAGCGATAAGCTCGATGCCAGCTATCACTGACTTGTTAGCGTTGCTGATATCAAACCCTTCGTTCTCAAATCTCGCTACGTGCTCTGGACGGGCACTATCAGCATAGAATGGAATGTTCCCGTAAATGTCAGTCAGTTTCCTAGCTTGCTCTACCCACCAGTCTATCTCTTTGAATTGCGCTGCCACACCGTCAACAAGGTAGTAATTGTTATCCACGCCTTCACCGACTACCACGATAGAGCCGTAGTGAGTGTACCCCCAGTCAATGCCACCGAAATAGCGTTTCATATCTGGCAATTCATCAACTACGTGAATCTTGCTGTCATAATCGGCATAAATAGCGCCCTCTGCGACTGTCCATAGTCCAAGGATATCTCTGTCGTAGAATTTCCCCTTCGGTGTGGCCGCCTTAATAGAGTCAATATAGCGTTTTGATAAAAAAGTGTTATCGTCGAGCTTAAAACTAAAATCTATAATCTTGCCATCGTTCTTGCCGATGTAGTCTCGATTCAGCCAGTGATTAGGGTTGTCTGGGTTGCTATCCCATACCACTCGAGCACCTTCACCAGAGCAGCGTGAGATGATTTCTTTGAAGACAATCTCATTCGCTAGCGACGCCTCGTTGACATAAGCCCCAAATGCCGTAAAACCACGGGCACGCTTAAGACCGCTTATTGATCCAGTGTACACTTGCACAACTTTAACACCACAAAACACAAACGAGCCATGCTTATCATACTTAGGCTCGAAGCCGTATTTGTTGTAGAGTTCTTGCAATACGTTGTTCTGTATCGACGTTGACGATGTCCCCGCTAAGATATAGATGGGCTCATCCACACCTAAACGGTCAGCAATTTTTCTGACACGGCTCAACTCGGTGACAAACGTGTCATTATTGACCACGGTCTTACCAGCACGTTTAGCGCCATGTAGACCACATATAAACCAGTCGTTATTCCAGATGTACTTAAGCACGTCTAACTGCCGCTTAGTGTATAGCTTACTCAAGTCCATCGCTTACAGCTCCTTTGATGATGTCGAGGAAGCCAGCTATTTTTTCATCTTGACCTTCTTCTTTGCCAATCTGAGACTTAAGCTTCTCGTTCCCCAATTGAATGGCAGTGATTCGCTCTCGTTGTTCTTTGCGGTCTAAGCTGTCCTTGGTATCGATAGCGACCAATCTGGCTATCTGTTCAAACGCCTTGACATTACCCTTCATGGCTTTCTGCATCATGACCATAGCTAACGCCATTTCATTGGTAGCTTCGAAGCCTAACGCTTCAAGTTGCTTTGATATATTTTCGTTCGCTACGTCAGCTTTTAAAATAGTATTGAATGCTTTTTTTAAGTCGGCTTTTTTTCGCCTAGCCTTGCCTGAAGCTATGCCGCCTCGGCGTTGTATTTCTCGTTGTTCCTTCTTACTTCTCTCAGTAATTGGTTTCAAGTTTTGTTCATTAGCCATCGCCTCACTTCCTGTCGTTTCAGTTTATTTTTTCAGCTTTCAGCCCAGTTTCTTCTTCCCAACGTTTAATTGTGCGTTCCACATATACCGGGTCAAGTTCCATTCCATAATAAATGCGTTCCGTCTTCTCACAAACCATCAAAGTGGAACCACCGCCATTGAAACTATCCAGCACGCGCTCGCCTTTTTTACTAGAATTAAGGACACATCTAGCAATCAATTTCAATGGTTTCATAGTTGGGTGGATGTCACTTCTAACAGGTTTGTCTTCGTAGAATATACTAGTGGGGCTGTTTTCTTGCATCGTCTTGATATAAGAAATAAGTTCCCCCTTAGTCATTTCTTTCAGATTTTCTTCATCTTCTTCGATGACTGTAGCTAACGAGCGGTTATCAATAAAGTAGTGTGAAGCGCCATCTTTCCACCCGTAGAGACACGGTTCATGTTTCCATTGATAGTCTTGGCGTCCTAAGACGATGCTGTTTTTTACCCAGATAATATTCTGTTTTAGCAACCATCCCGTCTCCTTGACAGCAGCTCTAAAGTTTAACCCTTCACTGTCTGCGTGCCAGATATAGAATGCTCCCCCTGGTTTTAAGTGTTGATCAGCGACCGAAAACGCATCACGTAGGAACTGGCGGAAACTGGCGTCATCCATGCTGTCATTCATAATCGTCATGGCTTCCTCAGTCCCCCCTTCATACGCTACGTTATAGGGCGGGTCAGTAACATAGAGGTCTATTTTTTCACCGTCGATAAGTTCCTTCATGTCACCTGCAGAGGTGCTATCTCCACACATCAAGCGATGTCGTCCTAGTTGGTAAATATCCCCGTACTCTACTGACGAAACTGAATCGCCTTCGCTTTCGATTTCATCTTCTGAAATATCGGTGTCGGTTTCTTCGTCTTCAAAATCATCCAACGTATAGTCGCTGTCCGTGAATCCAAAAAGTGTCATGTCAAGATTGTCGACGCTCTCGATTTCACTCAATAACAGCTCGATATCCCATTGGGCTATTTCTGCAACTTTGTTGTCAGCTAGTCTGAACGCTCTGACCTGTTCTTCTGTTAAATCATCCGCAATAATTACTGGAACAGTCTTTAATTTTAGTTTTTTAGCGGCTTTCCAGCGCGTGTGTCCATTGATAATCTCGCCGTCTGACGTTGCCACAATTGGCACTTTGAAGCCAAACTCACTGATGGAATTAGCAACTGGCTCAACCGCTTCATCATTATTTCTTGGATTGTTCTCATAAGGGGTTAACCACCCTAACGGTTTGTCATAGATCTGCATGTTTTCCTCACAATAAAAAAAGAGACTTAATAGTTATTAAGTCCCACTTTGTAATCAAAGCGATTTATAAGTCTCTTTTTGTTCATGTTATTTCAAAGCAATCACCCTCTTTCAAGGTACGATGCTATAATTATCAATACTAATATTATACCGCCGTTATACCGCTATATTCTCGCTTATTCTTCGCAATAATCTCCTGAAAATACCAGACATTCACCGTTTCTGTAGTTCTCAGCAAACTCTAAAATGGCTAGTTCTCTCATGCGGTAATATTCACTTTCAGAATATCCAAGGTCCATATAGACTTCGATGTTGTATTGTTTTCTATTTCTACAATAACACTCTATCAAAATTTGGCTGTAATGCCTATCTGATAATGCGTTGATAGCTCTAACAATAGCTTGTAAGTCTTGTTCAGCGGCTACCTTGCGTGTTACTATGCTTTCGGTCTGGCTATGGACCATGCCGTCGAATGATTTGGGTTCTAACGAGAATGAAGCTGTCACTTTAGGGGCGTATTCCAAGCCCGCTATCCGTGTTAGCATGCGAT